CAATTATTTCACTACCTGAAATTGTTAATCTTGTTGCGGTTGAATTGCTTGTATTTGTTGTAATAAATCTAAAAATACTCTCTCTATTATTAGTATCATCACCCAATGAAACTATGTCTGAAACCCTTTGAAAAAGATTTCCGCCAGGTAATCTGTATGAGTTAATTAAAAAATCACTTCCTTGTCTATTCCCAAAACCTGAATATGTTAGCAAACTTGCTTGGTCACTTCCAAATAAATCAAATTGAGCCGCTTGCGTTGGTGGAGAACCTATACCAACATTACCACTAAACGTAGCATTTGTGCCGCTTAAATTCCCACTAAACCTACCTGTACCATTTACATCTAACTTATACCCCGAATCTGTAGTTGTGCCTATTAATACATTAGTTCCATTATCATAAATTAAACTATTACCAATCGCACTACCACTTGTAAACTTGGGAACGTAGTTAGTTGTACCAGTACCCGTGATTGGATTAGTTAAAGTTGATACACTACCATCAGCCATTAAATATTGGACTGATGTTCCACCTGATTTTATTAATGATGATGCAGTTACACTACTTGAAAATGTGGCGGCTCCTGAGACGACTAATGTAGAACTAAAATCCCCCGTAGATGCAAGTAATCCTCCCCTTCCTCCATTATTATAGCCACTTCCTCTAACTGCTATTCTTAAAAAATTATCTATATAACCTTGCAAAACTACTCCAGCACCATCTGATGATATATTTGTTACTTGATTGGTAACCGCCCCACTAAACGTAGCATTTGTACCAGTTAATGCACCCGTTAATGTACCTCCCGTTAATGGAAGGTAGTTACTTAAAGCAGATGTCAAAGCAAGTGTTCCTGAAGCACTTGGTAATGTGTAGGCAAATGTGCCGTTAGAGATAGTACTTCCAAATGTTAAAATACCACTCACCCTTGCAGTACCTGTCACATCTAATTTGTATCCTGCATCAGGACTCTGACCAATAACAACGTTTCCATTTGGAAAAAATGTTATAAGATTACTAGTATTTCCAAATAGTCTTACGCCAGCTGTTGCATTATATTGTAATTCTACAGGAGCATCTGCTCTATTAATTTGAGCAGCACTCATAGTAATATAACCATCAGTAAATGCGGTTGCACCTACAGTACCATTAACAGAAAGTAAGTTAGCTGGGTTTGTAACTCCTATCCCAACATTAGTACCATTATCAAAAATTAAACTATTTCCTATAGAACTTCCAGATGTAAACTTAGGAACATAATTTGTTGTACCACTTAATGCATTTGCCTTGTTATTAAACGTAGTCCAATCATTTGAACTTAATGCCCCTCTATTTGTCGCTGATGCAGTAGGTATATTTAAGGTAATTGCAGGAGTTGTCGTTCCATTTGCTACCGTACTGGAAACATCAGTTCCACTTGTGCTTAATGTTAATGCTCCTACACTTGTAACCGTTCCTACATTAGTAGTGTAACCAGCTGGGTTAGTAGCATCATACTTTAAATTTAGTGCAGTTTGTGTCGCAGTACTAATAGGTTTCAGTAAATCCGTAGTATTATCTACGTTTCCTAATCCAACCATTGCTTTGGTAATTCCACTTACCGTTCCTGTAAAAGTTGGTGATGCTAATGGTGCTTTGGCATTTAAAGCATTTTGTAGATCAGTTTGATTGCTTAATGTTCCATTTATATTACCCCAATTTATTGAGCTTATGCTATTAATCTGAACATAAGCACTACCATTCCAACGATACATTAGACTTGTGGTATTAACAACATATAAGACAGTATTTTCACCAATGGCAGGTAAAGCACCAAATGTACTTGCTAAATAATAATTGTATCCAATAATATTACCACTTGTATTTGTAACATTAATAGAAACTAAATTAGGAGTTGCATTAATCTGAACATTATCCGAATTATCCGTAACTACTATACCTATAATATCATTCGCCATTATCGTGTAATTTCTTGGGTTATTGAAAATATTCCTGAAATGTATGTCTTAACCGTATTATCAGCAAATCTAATTTCTATATCGTACTCATAATCATAAACAGGAATATCAATTATTTGAGCATTAATTCTAAATAAGCCACTTAAAGGTGATGTAATTGTGATGCCTGCACTTCCAACAGATGTTAATGATAAAGCAGGAGTTGTATTATCTGCATTAGTTCTTAATTGCATCCTTATAATTGCACCTGTTAAATCTTTAGCAACATTATTGACCTTTAACTCAAAGTTGACTTGATCAAATGTATCTGCTTTTATATGGCTGAAATTAAGACTCATTTTCTATTTTTTTTAAATACACTTTTAATTTCTTAACATTTTCGGCTTTTGGCTTATAAGACCCAGCCAACAAAATCACTTTCTTTGCTTGGGAATACATCGGCATTGCTATTTGTGTTATATTCTGGATAAAGATTGTTGTTAAAACTCATGTAATCTATAAACCTTCTTGTGTAAGATTGTGCAATAGATCTTTCTTTTTCTACTAAAAAATCTATTTCCGATTTTTCAACATTTGAACTATTTTCACTACCATGTTTATAGACTCCTTTGTTTGCAATTGTGTAAGCTGCAAAAGGTAAAAATTCAACCATTGACCAATGAATTAACATAGGTTTTATGTACACATTAACAAGCATTAAATAGTTACCTGCTAAAGTGTTTGCCACTATATCATTGTTAATTTTATTAAATAAATCAGTACCTAAATAACTTTGGATGTGAATGTCTTGTGCTAATTTAACCCACTGCAAAAAGTTGTCTGTATCAATGTTGCCATTTAACGCAGTATATTTTATTAATTCATCACGACTTATAAATAACGCAGTTGCCATATCTTATTTTGGTAAAAATCCTTTATTTGGCATATTAATAGGTTTAGTGTAAACCAATTTACTATCTTTTTTATAATTCTTGCCATCTGATTTATTAAATGGAGTTGCTAATATTTCACCTTGCTTTCTCGCTTCTGCTGGTGTAACTTCCTTTGCTCCTTTTCTTCTTGGATCAATAAATCTTTTATAAGTTTCTCTCATCCAATAATGATGGCAGGCTCCTCCGCCTTTGTATAAAAATATGTCGTATGTATCTGCACCTTTGGGGCCGAATCCTTCATTAACAGGTTTCTCACTCATTCGCATTATATCTTCTTTACGATATAACTTATTTGCAGCAATCATTTTCTTGCAAAATAATCTACTCTTTTCTGTTATTTCTCCTGTGTATCTATATCTTGACTGAAACAATTTACCATCTTGATCTGAACCAATATTAGGTCTTGCAACACCAGTGCTTACAAATTCGTAAATCTTTGACATTAATGATTTTTTAGGATTGTTTAATGCCTCTAATTCTGCATCCAACTGCTCCTCTGTATTAACATCAACTGCTCTTGAATCAATTAATTCCCATTCATCTAAATCAATGTCTTCGCCAAATTCTTCAACATTTAATTCATCAATATGAGATGATAAAGCAACACCTGTTTTTTCTGTTGCTTCTTCTTTACTTACATTAGGATTTAAATCAATAAACTCCAATGGTTGCAAAGTCTTAAAATATAGATTTAAACTAATTTTGTTGTAAGCTAAAATCTTATCTAATCCATCTAAAAAAGTATCTTGAAAATATCTAATAACCATGTTATCAAATAAGGTAATAGCGTTTTTTAATTCATCAGCATTAGAACTAAATCCACTTGCACTTGGAATACCAAATTGCAAACCACTTACAACACCATGACCTAATAATATCTTTGATTTGGATTCCTCTGATAAATATTCGTAATGCTTTGGTGCTTCATTTAATGGTACTGAATCAATGGTTGTTTTCTTTGTTTCATCATTGTTAAATGATACAACTACTTTTTTACCTTTTGATCCTGTAAGTGTTTTGGTAACTTGTCTTGAAATTAATTCTCTTTTTTCCTCATCTGGAATACCATTATTAAAGTTAACAATGCTTGTAGGACTAAATCCGTTTTGCACATCGTTAATTAAATAATCCGCTATTTCTTCTTCTAATTTTGCATAAGGAATACAGCCAACATAGTCAACATTGCTATAATATTTTTGACCTACTGTATAATTACCAACATAAAGAATTTCCAATGTCTTATTACCAAATCCAAAAGCAGGAATACGTTTAGGCACAAATTTCTTTGTATCTTCCCAATTATCAGAATAATAATAGGCTTCAATTTCTCCTTTGCTATTGCATTTTTCTGCTCTTAAAAGTTGCACTGGAATATGTTCAACTCTAATAATTTCAGTCTTTTGCTTGTTGTAAATTAACTGATAAGCATATTGACCCAATAGTTTTAAATCTGCAATTCCTTTTTTAAGCACATCCTTTCTAAATAGCATAATTGCTTGTGCATATTCATTAGGTTTTTTACTTGCATCAGTTGCATCTAAACCACGACCATAAATTAATTTGCAAATGTTATTAATTACTGCATTATTTGTCGTAGATCCATTGTATCTGTCAATTAAGAATTGAAAAAAGTTATTGTCTTCTCCAAATTCGACCCAATTATCTCGCTTTGACTCAACAATTTTTGGTTGTGAGTATGCTTCTAATTGAATAAAATGTGAATTTAAATGATCTTTCTTATTCATAGAATATTATATTTTCTGAACGATTAACATACTCATTATTATTAACCGAATAACTATCTGGTAATTGATTAGTACAAAAAACCTTCATGTTGCTTACTAAATGATAATCTAAAACATTATCTATAACTCCATAATACTTAATTTTAAAAGAATAAAAATGTCCCTCTTCTAAATCAAATACCATCTTAAATGTGCTAAAAAAACTTTTCTTTTTGCAATTTATTTTAAATGATGTTTCTACGTTTGTAGTTTCATTTTTTATAAATACATAATTAGCATCATCTATTCTTGTTGGAATAAAAGATACTTCCTGATTGCTTGCAGATGATTTTAATACGATCATAATGTATAAACGCTAAAAATTGATTTTGTTTTCTTTTTAACGAAAAAAGGAGGCAAAAGCCTCCCAATTTCAACCCAAACAAACAAAAATTCTTAAACTCCAGATGTAACCGTTACACCAGCAGCAGTCAAAGTAGTTGTAATAAAATTTGCAGGTACTGGTTCTTCACCTACGATTGTCAAAGTGTAGCCAGACATATCGCCCATCGCTGCACCTGTAACTATTGTACCACCTGTAACATCAAGACCATTTTTTAATCCACAATAGAAAAGGTTTCCATTGTTGTCTTCAACGATTGCTTGAGGTCTACCAAAAGCAAGTAATTTAATTTGCCTATGGTCTTTAATCGTTAATTGCTTTAAGTTTAAATTTAAAGTTTGCGTAAAAAAAGTAGTTCCATTTTCACGACTTGAATTGATTGTTTGCTCAAAAGAACTTGTACCTTTCAAATCGTATTTAAATCCGATTGGAGTTCCTGCAATAGCAGTAATTGCATCTGTATTTGTTACATCATAAGTAACTCCAGTAGCATCTCCTTCAATCATAAAATAAACTGCTCTTAATCCACCAACACTTGTTTTACAAGGCTCTAATCTCCCTAATGATATATCGCATCCAGGCATATTGATTGAATTTAAAAGTTAAAAATAAGCACCCCAAATTAATGAGGTGCTATTTATTTTAGTTAGCAGCATTTGTAATACCGTAAGTAACAATATCAGAAGCAAATCCGTATTGTACACCTGCAGTCATTCTCATAATAATGCGAACATTTTGTGATCCATCAATGTCAGCCATATCAATAACCTTAACTTCAGTCAAATCAGAAATTAATCCTGTTCCAAAATACAAGTTAGATTTTTGAGCAGCGATTGCTTTTGTAGAAGCAAGACCATCTGCAACAAATATCTTGATACCATCAAAAGTAAGAGAACCATTGTTGTACCATTGTGTTCCCATTGCGTTAGTACCATTAGCACCTAAGCCAGATGCACCAAACCCACCCAAAGAACGGATATAAGCACGAGCCATTGCTTGAGAAACATAGATGTAAAGATCATCTTTAGTGTATAAAGAAGAAGGAATAGCATCTGCAATTTTTCCTAATTCAGCAATGATAGTTGAAGAAGAAACGGCAGCACCAGCAATTTCTTGACCTGAAGGCAATGAAGCATCTGCAGCCAATAATGTAGAAATACCATCAAACTCACCTGCGTTAGCAGTAACACCTTCCCAGATATTAGTTTCGTTCTTAGCAGCAACTTTAGCAGCAACATGAGCAACTAAAAAGTCAGCAAAAGACTTAGGCAAAGTTTTGAAAGCAGAGAATCCTTGCTCTACAGATAACCAATCAGATGCAAAATCTTTTTTACACAATTGTAAGTTAACTTGGAATTCTTCTGGTTGTAAAATCTTTTCAGTCAAAGTAACTGTTGATGTAGCATCAAAATCACAAGTAGCATTTTTCAAGATGGCATCTGTGCCAACTCTTTTAATAACTTGCTTAAAACGTACATTTGGTTTTACTTCAATACCACCACGATCAATGGTAGGTGAAGAAAGCAAAGAAGCAGCAATAATTTTATTTGCATACTCCCCAGCATAGGTTGTGGTAATACTTGTTGTAGTCGGCATTTTTTATTTAATTTAATTAGTTGAACATTTTATCATAAACTTTATCTTGGATTGTTTCTGGTCTGTTTTGACCAAAAGAAAATCCTTG